TGACTTATAGCGGGAGGAAGCACATATATTAAGGTAATCAATGAAAATAATATCAGGCTTAAATGACTTCTTAAGTGCAAGTTCATTAAGCAGTGCTTTAAAATGTCCACTATGTGCCGATGCTGTCGGATACTCTTTAATTATAAGTGTTCCTTGAGTCTTCTTTGAAAGACTAGTTACCTTGTTTTCAAATGTTGACTTTGGCAAATCAGTCAGATTTTGAATAGGAACATTTAATAAGTTTGCGTCAATTCGTTCAGCAATTTTTTCTTCTGCCATCTCCATTGTAATATAGAGAACGTTCCGTCCTTGGAGCAACACGGAGCTAGCAACATGGCACATGAATAGAGACTTGCCGACGCCTGTACCAGCGAGCGCGATGTTAAGAGTCTTAGGAGGTAAACCGCCTTTGGTAATTTTGTTGAAATATTCGAGATCGAACTCAATTTTTTCTTCCTTCCGATGATAGTAATCATACCTTTCCTGATAGTTTTCTAAGTAGTCATGACCGATATTATTATCAAAAGACACTGCTAGAGCGTCTGACAAAATACTTGGAATTGCATCACGGTTCTTGTTCTCATCATTACCATCAGCAATACCAATGGCTTCCATGAGAGCAAGATAAATGGCTCGGTCACGACACCATTTCTCTGTTGTATCCAGCAACCACTGATAATCTACTGGCGCATCATGAAGAGAATCTACAATGTCACGAACTTCTTTTACTTCTGTTTCCGTAAAATCTATACGATTTTCAAGTTCAATTGTTAATGCCTCTTTTGTTATTGAAGAATTATATTTAACAATAAAATGAACAATTTCTTGAAAAATTACCTTTTCAGATCTTTGCTCAAAATAATCTGGTTGAATAAATGGAATTACTTTTCGCGCATAATTTTCATTAAAAACAAGATTTCTTAAAATAGTTAACTCCAGACGTTCCATTACTTATAGTGAAGATAGGTGCTCATAATATACTTTGAATTGCTAATCGGAGGTTCTCCACGATGAGGGAACATCCAAAGAGGTGGAAAAACTAAAAGATTTCCTTGTTTTGGTTGATATTCAAAATCTCCAAAAACTGTTTTACCTCCAGATTCTACATCATTAAGATAAAACATAAAAGAAACATACCTCTTAGCAGATTCATGATCCATAATATCTACATGGGTATCGAATAAGTCTTTTCCATCATTATTATATTTCTTGATTCTAAATTGCTCAAGAGAATGCTCACGTGGAAAAACGTTATTCATTGGATTATTAGAATCTAATGAATTTGATAAAATAGTCCGATAATATATGTCACGATATTCTATTACAGTTTTAACAATTGAATCATGCAAAGATTTTACATCATCTCCCAAAGATTCCAAATTACTTGTTAAATTAACTTGAGTAAAATTTGGTCTATTATAATTCTTTTGCACTCTTTCTTGATATTTTTGATTATTTTCAAATATATCAATTAAAGATTCACATTGTTGTTGATTCAATGCATATTCATATACATGTATAAAATTATTAAGATTTGCCATAACTAAATTCCTCCTGTGCAATTTCATTAAGTTTCTGCATTACTTCCTCAGTAAAATATTCCTTAGGTTCTTTTAGAATCTGTTTTGCATAAACTTTCTTACCATTCATTTCATAACGCCCAGCAACATTCTTCCAAAGCCCTCCGAGTTCACCCAACTCCAGAAGACCATAATATCGATCAAGCCCACGCTCATCATAATAGAGGCGTATCTCAACATCTTTATTCTCCTTACTCAAACGCGACTTAGCAGTCTTTGCCTTGATAATGTTTCCGACAATTTCTGTTCCATCTTTTTCTTTTTTCTTGCTGAGATATATGATGGTGCTGGCAGCATATTTAAGACCAGAACCACCGCCCATCTCTTTAGTAGGAACATAAGAACCGATGACATCATATGTGTGGTTTGTCACAATCATAGGAATATTAGCCTGTCCCAACTTCAATGTCAACATCCTGAAGGCACCTTTGATAAGTTGAGATTTCGTCATGTCACGAACCTGCTTATCGTTCAGGGCATCAGTGATTTCCTTTTCAGTTGAGAGCATTCCCAATGAGTCTAACACAAACATACAAGGTTTGCGCTCCTCTACAGGTTTTTTTAGGTATATGTCTACTGCCTTAAGTGCCTTACTGCGAAACTCTTCTACTGTGACAACATTAACCACGACAAACCGTGATGTGTCAATGCCTCTTGAGTCCAAGAGTGACTTAGTAATGGCAGCCTCAGTATCAAAGTAGAGACAATAACCATCGGGGTTAGAATCAAGAAAATTCTTAACAACGGCGAGACTGAAGAAAGTCTTTCCAGTAGAAGACTCTCCAGCAATAGCAGTAATCTTATTGCTAGAGACACCCCCAAATATAGAACCTGAAACCAATGCATTAAAAACATACGAACCCGTATCAACATAAGTTTCAGTTTCATTAATTTCAGAAGCAAGTTGTGTGTATTCACCGCCAATCTCTTTTACAATATCTTTTAAAAAATCCATTATGAGAAAAAATCCTCCAGACTAATACTTTTTTCCACAGACCATCCAATAGCATCAAGAATTGATTTAAGTGGTTCAACAAAACTTTTCTCAAATTGTAAATCATAATCAATATATCTGTCAAGACCAAGTTCTGTAGGAAAGTCTTGAATGAAAGAAATAATATTCTCCTGAATAATATTTGGTTTTTTCAGATATAAGAACTTAATTTTTTCACCATTGGTAATAAGTGAATATTTATTCGTTAGTTTTTTCTCCTTAATATAGTGATTAAAAAGAAGTGCTCCACGAATATGAATAGGAGTTCCTTTTGAATAAATGTCAGCGTGAGAATGATACTTTTTCACATCAGAAGCAGATCGTGGAAAAGCAATTTGTTCTGGTGGCAATTTTTTAAACTCAGATCGACATTTATCAATAAAATCAATCACATCATCTTCATTTCCACTCATCATTAATTTAAGACCATCTTTAATCATCTTACGACAAGGAGCCGGTGTCGATGATTTGACTGCCTCAATACCCATCATCTTGAGTTTTGGTTCGGTGTATTGAACACCCTCGCTATTCCATACGTTGAGAATATAACGCTTCTTTGCAGTCCAGATACCACGTTCAGCAATGTTCTCACGTTTCATTTGCATCTTTTGATCATACGCCGATACGTAATCTGCAAGTTTCTGGTATGAACGTTCGATAAAAGGTTCCAGTTTTTCTTGGCAGATCTTGTCAAGTATCCCCACAATTGCTGTTTTGTCGCCAGACTTATTAGCAAAAAATTTACTAACAAGAGGTCCAAGGTTAAGATAGATGCTGTCAGTGTCGGATGCGATAACATAATCGACTTCCTCCGTTTGCAAAAGTTTATTTAGGTATTCATTCATACGGTTTTCGATCCAACGGATCGAAACTTGACCTGAGAGAGTGATTGCTTCAGCATTTGCAAGTTTATAATACCTAAAATACTGATTACCAATCGCACCGTAAGCAGAGTTAAGTTGAATCTTTCTTGCCATTTGGATGTTATTGCAGCGGGCGATTTCTTTTTCCAGTGCCTTCGTTGGAGTTTTTTCATAATCTTGTTTTGCTTTCAACATCTTCTTTTTGAAGATCTTTCTTTCATTATAAATCCTCTCCATCAATTCTGGAAGAAAACCACGAACATCTTTACGATACATAGCACCATTGGCACATACCGCATAATCTTTATACATCTCAAATGTTATCTCCTCATTGAGGATTCGATCAACACTCGCACGGGGATGTCTTTCATCAAGAAGAGTCTCTGGTGAGATATTATATTGCATAATGAGATGAGGATAGAGAGAGTTAAGGTCAAAAGACACCACCCAGTCATACTTTCCAGGAATCGGTTCCTTAACATATGCGCCCGCGTATTTTTCACTTTTAGAAGAAGTTTCTTTTGGTGGAATAACAATATTCCTTTTCTTCAAATAATTATAAATGATTGCATCCCACATCCTTACTTGATAGAAGACATCATTATAGTTTACCTTAGCATCATACGCCATGGTAATAGCAAGTTCGATGAGTTTCATCTTGTCTTCCATCCGGTCAACAAGTTCCACGTCAATGATATTGTATTCTACAAACTTTTGCCACCCATTAGTATAGAAGTCTTTGAAAGTATCAAACTCGGAGTGATCCAGTTTCTTCTGCCCAAGTTCTACACTTGCAATGTAATCCAAACGATAGGATTCCTGCGCTTTATAAGTGAACTTCTTATATAAGTTGAGATAATCAAGCTGAGTAATGCCACCAACATCATAAGAAATTTGTTTACGACCCATAATAATTGTCTCACGTTCAGTCACCAATCCCCATGGTGACATACGTTTCATCAACTTTTCGCCAAGTACACGATCAATACGACGAACCAAATATGGAATATCATACAGTTCGCTGTTCCAACCAGTAACAACTTCTGGAGTATTTTCTTCAATCATCCACCAGTTAATAAAGTCACTCAGAAGTTCATACTCAGTTCTAAAACCTTTGTAGATAACATTCTGCTGCTTATTATTAAAAGAACCTCTACCCCATGTACGAATCTGTTTTGTAGCATAATCTTGCACTGTAATCAAAAGCACTTCTTCTGCAGCAGATTCTACATCAGGGAATCCATTCTCCGATGCAACCTCAATATCAAGAGTCGAAATATTAATTTTATTTGTATCAAACTTGATTTCTTCTTCAGGATACTTATCAGAAATATACTGATAAATGTATCGATCATTTCCGTAAATACTAAAGTTCTCTACACCTTCATATTTTTTGATAAATTCTCTACAATCACGAACAGATCCAGGATTTACTGCTTCTACATATTCACCATTAAGAGTTTT